TAAAGACAAAAGGTAAAAAAAGAGGTTATGTTGAAAGGCAAGAAATTACAGGTGCTGATGGTATTCCAACTGATGTCAAAATTGAAATATTAGATGCAAATAAAAATACAGAGTAATGTAGTTTTTAAACACCTTGTAAATAATGACAAAAAAATTATAATTAATCAAGGCGGTACAAGAAGTGGAAAAACCTACAATATTCTTCTTTTTATTATTTTTTATTATTGCTTACGAAATACTAAGAAAATTATTACTATATGTCGTAAAACTTTTCCTGCTCTTAGGGCAACTGTTTTAAGAGATTTTCTAAGCATACTACGAAAGTATGATTTATACAGAGAGGATAAACACAACAAATCAAGTAGCGAGTATTATTTATTTGGCAACTTAATTGAATTTATTAGCTTAGATCAGCCTGTTAAAGTTAGAGGAAGAAAACGAGATTTATTATTTATCAATGAAGCCAACGAATTATACTACGAAGATTGGCAGCAATTATTATTTAGAACAAGTGAGAAAATTATCTTAGACTACAACCCAAGTGAGGAGTACCATTGGATTTACGATCAAGTAATACCAAGAGATGATGCAAGCTTTTTAAAAACAAATTATTTAGATAATCCATTTTTAGAGAAAACACTTGTAGATGAGATTGAAAGATTAAAATATACTGATGAGGAGTATTGGCAGATATATGGATTAGGAGAAAAAGGTATAAGCAAAGCAGTAATATTTAATTATTATGAATATAATGTTATACCAAGTGATGCAAAATTTATCTCGCTGGGTATGGACTTCGGCTTTACAAACGATCCAACAGCATTAGTCAAAATATATAAAAAGGATCTTAATTTATACATTGAAGAAATGTTATACAGAACAATGATGACAACAAATGATATACATAATTTTTTAAAAGATAACATTATAAATCAAACAATATATGCCGATAGTGCAGAGCCACGAATAATAGAGGAGTTAAGGCGAATGGGCTGGAATATAAGACCAAGCTTAAAAGGGCGTGATTCTATAAATGCAGGTATTGATTTATTAAAAAGATATAAATTACATATACATAAAGATAGTAAGAATGCAATACAAGAGTTTAGGAATTATAAATGGAAAGAGGATCGTAGCGGTAAACTTACTAATATTCCGGAGGATAAAAACAATCACATAACAGATGCAGTTCGTTATGGAACTTATTCGATATTATCTAAACCAAACTTTGGAAAATATGCTATTAGGTAGTTTGCATTTTTTTTATTATATTTAAGTAAATAAATATGAATATGAATAAATCAAAAATTTTTAAATTATCTGACGAACAGTTAGAAATGGTTGAGTCAGAATATACTCTAAGAGCAATTATGATGGGCAAATCTTATAGAGGTATCAGCCGAAAATTGTGGAACAACTTCGGTATTAATGTATGGTTAACCTTTTCTAAAGATGGCGAACTAATTAAGGCTGACCAAGATGGTTGGGGATTTTAATTAGGCAGTCTCAAGTTATTTTATTATATTTAATATAAATAAATATAAATTAACATAAAATGACAAAAATAATAAAAAGAGTTATCGAGTGGGGATCTCACCCTACAAAAACAAAAACAATCGAATATATTACAGAAAGTGAACACCCTGTACCTGATACAAGATGTGTTACAGATCCAAATGTAAATAAATATACTTTTGGTTTACTAAAAGATTCTTATGTAGAAAATGAATTTGATTTAGATGAACACGTAAAGTGGAGATTAGATTTAAATAAATTGTATAACGAAAATAGATAAATAAATATGACAAAAATAAAAAACAAACCCCTTAATAAAACTTGGGAACAAAGAACAGCTAAACATTTGGTTGGTGCAAAAATTATTAAAGTTGAATATATGCCAAAAGATGAAGTAGAAGATATGATGTTTGAAAATTCCCCAATATGCCTATTATTAGAAGATTCTAAAGGTAACAGATTTTGGATTTATCCAACTGCTGATGATGAAGGTAATGATGGTGGTGCTATGTTTACAAGCATTCAAAATTACCCAGTTATTCCTGTTATATCAAAATATGACTTATAATCACTTTTTGGCAGTCTGCACAAAATTTATTAATTTAGATATAGATAAATATAAATTATGAAAAATCCTTTTGAAATTATTGGTTATCGTATTGACTACTACATTCGTGGTAAATATATAGGATCAAAAAAAACTGATAAACCTGACCGAGATGTTATGGGTTATCAAGGTAGAACTACATTCAATCTTCCTGCTGATACAATATTGAAGAAAAAAAAATATAAAATGGGTACGGAAGTTACTACTGAATGTATGATATTGTGTGGTAAATATATTGGCACACAAGAAGATAAAATAAATGCAATGTTAAATTCAAGAATACCTTATGCAAAAATATAAATATAATAACGAACACATAAAGGTTGGTGATATATTTTACCGATCTTGGGGTTACGAACAAACGAACATAGATTATTATGTTGTAACAAAAAAAATTGGTAAAGCAAGTGCAATATTTGCTTGTTTAGAAAATCAAAGAGTAGATGAAAAAAGCAATCAAACACAAGATGCAGTCGTTCCTTATCTCCCATCAAAAAATATTGGTAAAGAATTTTTATGTAGAATTAAATACTACAGAGATTCAAACGATCCAAGCATAAATATAAACTCATATAGCAATGCTTATTTGTGGGATGGTAAACCTAAATACCAAACTAATCCATATTATGGACACTAAAATATGAGAGTTCTTGGCTGGATATTAAGGAAGTTTTTTGCACAAAATGAGCCAAAGTATTGGTTATCAATACCTAAATTTGTAAATTCACGTAAGGAAAAGCAAGAAATGATCAAAAAATATGAAAAATTTGTTAATAAAAATGTTATAATAAAAGATGGTGATAAGTAACGAAATATTTGAAACGTATAGAATACAGCAAAAAGCTAAAGCAATACAAGACTCAATCGAGCTATTATTAAAGCACAATTATACAATACTCGATTTAGAAGGTAATATACTTGTAAAAAAAAATAAATGAAATATTTACACCCAATAAAAAAACAATTTGTAAGCAAAGAGGAGTACTTTAAATTTATTCTTAGTAAAGAATATCCAAGTAAACCTTTTAATCAAAAAAGTAAACAGCTAACAAAATAAGGTTTTTTTCAATGGTATAAGTTTTTATAATTATGTTAGTTGTTTGGAGGTAGTCAGAAATGGCTACCTTTTTTTTTAAAAAAATATTAATTAAATTGTTATATAATTATGAGGATCAAAATACATATACCTGACACTTTAAATGATATAACCTTAGAGCAGTATCAAAGCTTTATAGAACTACAGGAAAAAGAAAAGGATCAGATGGTGTTAGGATCTAAAATGATAGAAATATTTTGCAAAGTGCCATATGGAAATATATACGAATTTCGTATGAGCCATATTAACAAAATTTCTAAAAAGCTAACAAGTATTTTCGAGCAAGACACAAAACACTTAATAAGGCATTTTAAATTAAATAATATTAATTATGGTTTTATACCAAACTTAGATGAAATGACCTTTGGGGAATATGTTGATTTAGATACATATTTTAATGATTGGAAAACTATGCACAAAGCAATGGGTGTTTTATATAGACCTGTATTACAAAAACATAGCGATAGATATATTATAGATAAATATAAAGGCGGTGAATTCTTGGATATAAAAAAGATGCCGCTTGATGTTGTATTTAGTAGCATTGTTTTTTTTTACAATTTAGGCAACGACTTGAGCAGGAATATACTGGACTATTTGAGTCCACAGGAGATGGAAACTTTTCAGCAATTGCAAACTTCGGAACTCGGTGGGGCTGGTATCAGTCAATTTATGCACTCTCTAAAGGAGATATTACAAAGTACAAAGATATCGTTGAATTAAATATGCACGAATGTTTATACGCTTTAGAATTTATGAAAGAAAAAAACGAAATAGAACAAAAACAAATTAATAAAAGTATCAAATGAGTAATATAGGAGTAAGGGGTTTTTATTTAATAACAACAACAATAAGAGATAACCTGTTAAATGATCAAAATGTGAATACAGTTACTACAGGAGATATAACTAAAATAGATTTATCTAAGCAAACTATATTTCCACTCAGTCATATTATTGTAAATAATGTATCACAAGAAGAACAAATATTAAGATTTAACATAAGTGTTATATGTATGGATATAGTAGATCAAAGTAAAGATGAAACTTCTGATGTTTTTTTTGGCAACAATAATGAACACGATATATTAAACACTCAATTAGCTGTTGCAAATAAGCTTATAGAATTATTAAGAAGCGGAACACTATACACAAATAAATATCAACTTGATGGCGTTGTTAGTTGTGAGCCTTTTTATGATCGGTTTGAAAACGAGGTTGCTGGTTGGGTGGCTACAATGGATATTTTAATTGATAATGATGTAAATATTTGTTAATGAAATTAGAAGCAATCACAAGAGTAATACAGCTTTTTGCAAACAGAGTAGTTTACGAAGCGAAGGTAAATGCAAAAAAAAATGCTGTAACAGGTAATTTAGCAAACAGCATAAAAGCCAAAACTGCTATATCAGAAAGTCAAAGCTTAATATCTTTTTTCTTTGATGCTTATGGAAAATATCAAGATGCAGGTGTTGAAGGTGTTAAAGGCGGTAGAAGTGAGGGTAAGGAATTATACGGAAGAAAATTTAAATATACCTCAAAAGGTGGCAAAAGAGGATTAAAAGGTATGCCACCAACAGCACCATTGGATCGCTGGGCGGTAAGAAAAAAAGGATTTACAAATAAAATAAGAGATGATAAAGGAAGATTTATACCAAGAAAAACATTAGTTTTTTTATTAGCAAGAAGTATTTTTATTAAAGGTATTCAACCTACATTATTTTTTACAACACCATTCAAGAAATATTTTACACAGTTGCCTGAAGAAATAGCACAAGCATATGGAGAAGATTTTGATACAGAAGTACAAATATTAATTAATAAAAAAATATAATGGCAATTTTTAAAGTAAACATAAACACACCAGTATATATAAAAGTAGCAAATGCAACATTGGCAAATTGCACTTTGAATATAGCAATATATAGTGGTACTTATCAGACAAGCCCAACAACAACATATCAATTAAGAAAAAATGAAGTGGCAAATAATAACTTTGTTATTTTTGAAATTGGCGAACTTATAAAAGATTATATAGAATATAGCTTTAGCGGATCGTTCGGCAACAATGGTCT